AATATTATACGGATGGCCGCTTTAATGATTTGATTTTTGAATTTTGAATTGTAATGAACATTTATGAAATTACCAAATAATCATTAGGTGTCCAGGTATAAATAAGACACCAATACACCGATTGCCATAGAGCTTTGAGGGACACCGATTCATTTCAACATGCCTCGTTTATTTAAAATATATGCCAAGAATTATTTCCTAACATATCCCAATTGTTCTCTCTCTAAAGAGGAAGCACTTTCCCAATTAAAAAACATAGAAACCCCAACAAATAAAAAATACATCAAAGTTTGCAGAGAATTCCACGAGAATGGGGAACCACATCTCCATGTGCTTATCCAATTCGAAGGCAAATACCAATGTAAGAACCAACGGTTCTTCGACCTGGTATCCCCAAACAGGTCAGCACATTTCCATCCAAACATTCAGGCAGCTAAGAGCTCAACAGATGTCAAGACCTACGTGGAAAAAGACGGAGACTTCATTGATTTTGGAGTTTTCCAAATCGATGGCAGATCAGCTAGAGGAGGTCAGCAATCTGCCAACGACGCATATGCCGAAGCACTCAATTCAGGCAGTAAATCCGAGGCCCTCAATATATTAAAAGAGAAGGCCCCAAAGGACTATATTTTACAATTTCATAATTTAAATTCAAATTTAGATAGGATTTTTAGTCCTCCTTTAGAAGTTTATGTTTCTCCATTTCTTTCTTCTTCTTTTAATCAAGTTCCAGATGAACTTGAAGAGTGGGTCGCCGAGAACGTCATGTCTTCCGCTGCGCGGCCATGGAGACCCATAGGTATTGTCATTGAAGGTGATAGTAGAACAGGCAAAACAATGTGGGCCAGGTCTCTAGGCCCACATAATTATTTATGTGGACATCTAGACCTAAGCCCAAAGGTGTACAGTAATGATGCGTGGTACAACGTCATTGATGACGTAGACCCGCATTATTTAAAGCACTTCAAGGAATTCATGGGGGCCCAGAGGGACTGGCAAAGCAACACAAAGTACGGGAAGCCCATTCAAATTAAAGGGGGAATTCCCACTATCTTCCTCTGCAATCCAGGACCTACCTCCTCATATAGGGAATATCTAGACGAAGAAAAAAACTTTTCCTTGAAAAATTGGGCTCTCAAGAATGCAACCTTCGTCACCCTCTACGAGCCACTGTTCGCAAGTATCAATCAAGGTCCAACACAAGATAGCCAAGAAGAAACCAATAAGGCGTAAACGTGTAGACCTAGACTGTGGCTGCTCATACTACCTCCACCTCAACTGCAGTAATCATGGATTCACGCACAGGGGAACTCATCATTGCTCCTCAGGCAGAGAATGGCGTTTTTATCTGGGAGATAAACAATCCCCTATATTTCAAGATAACAGAACACAGCCACAGGCCATTTCTAATGAACCACGACATCATTTCCATTCAGATAAGATTCAACCACAACATCAGGAAGGTAATGGGGATTCACAAATGTTTTCTCAACTTCCGAATTTGGACGACATTACAGCCTCAGACTGGTCGTTTCTTAAGAGTATTTAGATATGAAGTTATTAAGTATTTAGATAGTCTTGGTGTAATTTCCATTAACAATGTAATCAGAGCAGTTGATTATGTATTGTTTCGTGTATTTGAAAGAACAATTGATGTAACTGAAAATCATGAAATAAAATTTAATTTTTATTAATTTGTTACAGCATCATAAAAATAAATACGTATTTTCAACGTAGCGTACACTGGGTTAGAAGCATGAGTACAAGCCATATACAATAACAAGGCATTCTCAGTATGATTTTCATACTTCGCCTGCTCTTGGTGATTATAAACTACATGGGTATTAATTTTAAAAAATCTCTTCAGCAAACACTGCTCCTTCATCCCTGACGGACCTCCAACAACCGTAGCATGAAACTTCCTCATTACTTGATACCTATCCCGTAAGTCGTTCTTCACCGTAGCAGTACTGGGTTCATTATCAAACATGTTAAAAACTTGACCAAAATCCATAGGACTAGTTCCATAAGGCCTTCGGTCTCGAACAAGGAAAAACATCACTTGGTTAGTATGATTTTGTTTTTTTATGTTTTCATCCATCCAAATCTTTCCTAATATATAAATTGACTTGATACAAAAACGTTTACCAACTCTATGAGTAATACCAGAACCCCTAGTTACATCACTAACACAACGCACAACACCGGTATGCTTGACGTCATCACGCTGCTCATACGACTGCACTTTACAGGGACCTTCACAACCCAGAGGTACATCAGGGCTTCTGTACATTCTGTACATCCGCGGCTTTCGATACATGGGCCTGTAAGTCCATGATCGACGCTTGATGCCTTGGACAGTGGGGGCAGCAGCACGGCTGGTATACGGGCTGTCGAAGTTCAGTCTTCGACGAACCTTCGAGACGGGCGTTGAAATTAGTATATCGCCGGTTCGCTTCGGCATAGTCACGAGCACGAATGACGGAGATGAGATCCCTAATCAAGTCGTGACCAAGGGTATTAGGTTCGTAGGTTTCTTCAACTAGCTGCAAATATTTAATTGCGAGCATGCATCGGAGACCATGGACTGAATCAGGAAATTCATTTAATAATGGATCCCACATTTTGTATATTTTTTAAACTTAGGGAGCAAGTTTATAACACAGCTGAACAGTTATTTAAGCTTTGAGGCTGCAATTTCATTGGTCAACAGAAACTACTGCGTAGGACCCACTTCTTTATCGGGGAGCGCGGCCATCCGGT